TCCCGTCACTCCCCCGCCTCCGCCGGTTGTTGTGCCGGTTCCCGTGGTGGTCCCACCAGCCCCGACACCTCCCAAGGCGGAAGCCAAGGTTCCCAAGACACCAACAGAGCGGGCAAAGGCCGTCATCGAGGCACTGAAGAACCCAACAGACGAAATCAAAAGGGCTCGCGAGTCCCTAAAGGCCATCCAAGACAAAGTCACGGCGGAGCAGAATGAGGCGATGAAGGTCCGAGAAAAGTATGCAGCCCAGGTTCGGGAGCTGGACCGTAAATACGACATCTCCACAAAACGCAGGCTGGGGCAGGACTTTCCGGCTGAATACGAAAAACTCCGCGACGCTCTATACGAGCAGGAGTCTAAAGAGACCGCCGCCATTTACGGACGAAAGGCCATAGATGGACGCCCACTCTGGGAGCACGAGAACGAGGCCTTGGGTGTGCTGCGGGCGGCGGAGGACAAACGCAGAGCCGAGCTGATGCACTTGATAGAGGTGCCCGTCGAGGATAGGGCTGAGTGGCGCAACACTGCCACCTTCCGCTACGACAAGGGTGTTCGGCAATCACAGGTGAACGCCGTGCGCGAGCGCTGGACTAAGACGGAGGAGAGGGTCACCAAACTGATTTCAAAGGACAGGCACCCGAAAGCGTATACCGAGGTGCGCGTGGGAGGTCGGGATGTTCGCGCCAACTACAACCAGTTCAGGGGAATCGAACTCTCAATAGAGGACTCCGAGTCGACAATGCTGCATGAAATCACGCACGATTTGGAGTTCCGATACTACGAGATATCCAAAGCGTCCAAGGAGTTCCTGAAGAAGCGGGCTGGGGGCATGCCCGCGGCACCGTTATCCAAGCTCACTGGTATCAAGGCCTACGACGGCCCTCCGATAGAGCGCGCTTTCGAGGACGAGTGGAAGCTACGCGGTGGCGACCCCTACTCTGGAAAGGACTATGGTATCAGCCTAGGGACGGAGCTCCTCACCACTGGGATTGAGCGCCTAGTCCGGGACCCTCTTGGGTTTGCCGAGAAGGACCCCGAATACTTCACCTTCCTGCTTGAGCAACTTCAGGGAAAATAAGAATATGAAAATCGAATTCTTTTACGGAGCCGACAAGGTGACGGCAGAGCTCAGCGAGCGCACCATACGTGTCAGTTCCGACGACGACACCAGTATCGGCCAAGCCCGACGCATAGAGTCCGTCTTGGGGACTGTCCTGGAGGCCCGACTTGGCGGGCAATACTGGCCCACACCTTCCAGCTGGAACGCCAAGGCGGCGGAGATTCTGGGTGCCGTTGTTCTTGAGCCGGACCCTGAGCCCAAACCGGCACCCGCCCTGGACTCCAAGAAGCAGCCCATCATTTACTGAGCATCCCGCTCGGTCCTACCAAACCATGACACCGAACAACCTGTCCGCCGTGAACCAGCGTCTCGCCCAAGTGCAGACGCTCCTGTCCCTTGCTGCCTCCCCCGCGCAAGAGCCCCCAACGCCCCCGCCTGACTTTCAAGCGGCCCTGAAAGCAACCTACGACGACGCCCTCAACCTTGCCCTCGAAGTGGAGGAGCTGCGCAAGGTCTGCAACGAGCGGGGCAAGGCCAACCTCCTCTACCTGCAGACCGACATCCACAACACCGCGGTTCGTAGCGGTTGGTGGGAGACGCCGAAGTGGTATGCCGACCTCCTCCAGACCCTCGAGAAGGGCAAGGTGGCGCTCCCGCCGGAAGTCGCCCAACAGGTAGCCAAGGCGGCGAAGCGCAACGTCGGCGAAGCGATTGCGCTTATGCACAGCGAGCTCTCCGAGGGCCTCGAAGCCGACCGCGCTGGCAACCCGCCGGACGACAAGGTGCCGGAGTTCTCAGGCCTCGAAGCCGAACTCGCCGACACGGTCATTCGCATCCTGGACCTCGCCGCCGGAAACAACCTGCGCGTGGTGCACGCCATCTACGCCAAGGCTGAGCGGAACAAGACCCGCTCCTATAAGCACGGGGGCAAGGCTTACTAAGATGAGCTGCCCATTCACCGTATCAGACGACTCGGCCATCATTCGCTCGCCCGGACCAGTCCACGACGAGGTCTTGGCGCGCAGGCTTGGTGTGACGCCTGAGGAGATAGCCCAGCGTCGCGCCGACCTCGTCGCCGCCATCGCCGCTTCGTCCGAAGGCCTGGACGCACTCGCCATGGTGTTCACGGAACTCTGCGCAGCCTACCAGGAGATGGGCGAGAAGCTGAAGGTATTCAGCGAACTCATCTCTCGTCAGGAGACGCTGGAGGGACTCGACGAGCACGTGACCACCCTGCTAAAGAGCGGCGAGCCGGTCGCCCCCAAGCTGATGGAGCGTTACGTCCTGCTCCCACGCCCAACCGTCCAGCTTGCCCAACCCTCCGTCCCTGCCCGCCCAAGCCCTTAACCCTCCTAAGCCATGCCAGCACCCGAACAACCCGCCAAGGCACCCGCATCCAACCACGCCCGAGACATGGCGTGGGCAGCTCATGAAGTCGCCCGATTCCAGTCTGAGAAGACCTTCGGCAAGCTCTCGTTTGAGTTCCAGGAAGGACGTCTTGTGCGGGTTGTTCGGGAGGAGTCGGTGAAGATGCCGCCCTTGCCCGGATAGAGTATTGGACTTGAATCTGCCGCCGAGACTTCGCATGTCGCGAAGAACCAAGGCGACCGAACAACGGAGCCCTTCCAAAAGAGGGGCTCCTTTCTTTTTGACCACTACCTAACATGCGCAAGCAAACCAAAGCAAAACCCACAACCCTGGTGCTCAATCACGGCACCGCAGCACCTGCTCTACAGGGCATCCTCACAACCAACCGCGCCAAGCTGGTGCGAAACGACAAGATGGAAGGCCGCGACTTCGTGGTCGTGCCGATGGTTATGATGGTCGAGGGTGTTCACAACGGCTCCGGCGGTGCTCTCTACTATCCCGCGGAGGAGCTCGCCAAGACCCCGATGGTATGGAACCACAAGCCCGTCGTGGTCTACCACCCCGTCATCAACGGCAAGGGCGTGAGCGCCTGCGAGCCCAAGGTTATCGACACCCACAAGATAGGCGTCATTATGAACGCCAAGTGCGACAAGCTCGGCCGCCTCACCGCTGAGGCCTGGATTGAGCCTACCCGCGCCAACGCCATCGACCCTCGCGTGATGAAGAGCATCACAGCCAACCAAATGATGGAGGTCTCAACCGGCGTGTTCACCGACAACGAGGAGACCCCGGGCGTCTGGGAGGGCGAGGCCTACACAGCCATTGCGCGCAACCACCGCCCGGACCACCTGGCGATTCTCCCCGACGTGAAGGGCGCGTGCAGCCTTGAGGACGGTGCCGGACTCCTGCGCAATCAGGCCAACGCCCTGTCCATTCCGCTGGAAGGCGTGACCGAGGACTACCTGAAGTCCCTTTACACCCGCGCACTGGTGGGCAACGCCGACGTGAAGTCCTTCCACCAAATCAGCTCCGAGCTCGACAAGGCCCTGCGCGAGAAGTTCGCGCCTGCAAAGGCTTCCGGCTCGAGCACGCCCAGTGCCTACATTGACGTCTGGGTGACCGACGTCTTCCCCGACGGAACGTTCGTCTACTCGATGAACCAAAAACTTTACCGCCAGAGCTATACCACCAACGGTGCAGCCCCGGCGGTATTGACAGGTGAACCGACGGAAGTGATTCGCGTGACTGAATACAAAGAGGTCACGAAGTCGCCTGTCGCAAACTCCCAACCCACAACCCACAGAGATACCATGAAAAAGACAGCCATCATCGCCGCCCTCATCGCCAACGCTGCCTCGGGTTACACCGAAGCACATCGTGCCGAGCTCGAGACTCTCTCCGAGAGCACCCTTGAGACTCTCAAGAACAACGCCGAAAAGGCCACCGCCAAGCCGGTCGTCCCCGAGGCCCCCAAGGCTCCCGAGCTCAACGCCGAGGACCGTGCGGCCCTCGAGTTCGGCAAGGCCCAGCTCACCGCCAACCGCGCCAAGGCCATCGCCACCATCAAGGCGAACAAGGCCAACACGCTGGACGACGCTGCTCTCGGTGCCCTGAGCATCAACCAGCTCGAGTCCATCGCCGCCATCGCGGCCGCCTCCGCTGCGCCCGCCGCCGGTGCCTTTGCCGGCCTCGCCCCTGTCGCCAACCACGCGGGTGGTGCGGCTCCCACCGCCAACGCCGAGACCGCCCTTCCGGTCCCGACCATGAACTTCGGCAAGGAAGCGAACGCCTAACACGCGTCCCTCACCTCCAAGACTCAGCAACCGTAACTCAGTAACATAAGGAATCAGAAACATGCCTACTCGTAACCAGATTGTTCTAATCGGTGACGGCGATAACCACGACGAGGCTCCGGCCTCGGCTGCGCTCACGCCCGGACACCTGCTCTATACCGCCTCCACCGGCAAGGTCGCCAAGCACGCGACCGCTGGTGGCTTCTCGGGTAAAGCCTTCGCCAAGGAGGACGCCCTCCGCGGACGCGACATCGACACCGCCTACGCGGCCGACGATATCGTGTCCATTCACCGCGCCGAGCCCGGCGACGTCATCTTTGCCTTCATCAAGGCGGGCCAGAACATCGCCATCGGCGACAAGCTGGTCAGCGCGGGCGACGGCACGCTCATCAAGGACACCACGGTCGCCACTGGTGTCACCGTGAAGGACGTCGTGGGCGAGGCGAAGGAGGCCATCAACCTCACCGCCGGTGGTGCCGTTGCCACCCGTATCCCCGTGCTTATCTGGTAAGCACGCCACTCACCCTCAACCACAACAAACTCAGTAAACTAAGGAATCCAAAACATGGACTTTATCCTCAACGGTCAGGCGCAGGGCAGCATCGCCGCGACCCTCATGCAGAACCAGTTCGACACGGGCTCGCTGCGCCCCTTTATCGGTAAGGACGGACGTTCTTACATCACCATCAACTCGCTCAACCCCGCCACCGGCAAGTTCGAGCCCCAAGCCATCCCGACGACCAACGCCGTGGCCACTCTCCGCAAGGACGACTGGATTACGTTGGACCGTGCCGTCGTGGCGGCCGCGAAGCCCCGCCTCAAGCTCGTCGGCGCTCTCCGCGCTGGTGGCCTCACCTACACCATGCCGAACGGTATGGCGTCCACGGTGCTCCAGACCGAGACCCAGAGCGACATCTCCGGCGCGACCATCAGCATGGACGGCCTGCGCAAGAGCGAGGGCGACCGCCCGGTGTTCGAGCTCAGCAACCTGCCCCTCCCGCTGATTCACAAGGACTTCTCCTTCAGCGCCCGTCAGGTGATGGCCTCCCGCCAGGGCGGCTCTCCCCTCGACACCTCGACCGCTGAGCTCGCCGCTCGCCGCGTCGCGGAAGAGGCCGAGAAGCTCGCCATCGGCACGCTCGGGTTCCAGTATGGCGGCGGCCTCATTTATGGCCTCGTCAACTTCCCCTCGCGCCTGACCAAGGTGCTCACCAACCCCGCCTCCACCGGCTGGACCCCGAAGACCACGGTTCTCGAGGTTCTGGACATGCGCCAGAAGAGCATCGACGCTCTCCACTACGGTCCTTGGATGCTGTTCGTGGGCACCGCGTGGGACGCCTACCTGGACGCCGACTACTCGGACGCCAAGGGCGACAACACCCTGCGCGAGCGCATCGCCAAGATTCAGGGCATCAACGGTGTCGAGTCGCTCGACTACCTCTCGGGCTACCAGATGGTGCTCGTGCAGTGGACCGCGGATGTCATCCGCGAGGTTATCGGCATGGACGTCTCGACGGTTCAGTGGGAATCGCAGGGCGGTATGCAGATCAACTTCAAGGTCATGGCCATCCTTGTCCCGCAACTCCGCGGTGACATCACCGGCAAGACCGGCATCGTCCACGGCAACACCGCCTGAGCCTGACGGCTCCTAACACTCGGGGCGGGACTCTTTAACGGGGTCCCGCCCTTGCTTACTTTAATCAGCTAGTTCGTAATCCAACCATTAGAATCACATCCGCCATGAAGCACTTCAAACTCCTCAGCGCAACGCACACTCAGAACGGCAAGACCTACAACAAGGGCGACGTCGTTCCCTCCCAATACAACCTCGACAAGCTCTTCCTCGGTAAGTTCGAGGTTGTCAGCGAGCCGACCGCCGCCCAGGGCGAGCCCGGCCAAAGCCCGGCCGCGCCCGCAGACGGTGCCGCCGCCCCCAGCGCCAACGCAGGCGCAACCGCCCCCGCCAAGAGCGCCCTGGGCGAGGACGTCACCGCCAAGTTCCCGAAGGCTGTCGCCGCCGAACTGAAGGTGTTCCGCAAGGGCAAGTCGCACTTCGTGACGCAGCCCGACGCCGCCGACATCGCTCTCAACGAAGAGCCCCTGACCGACAAACAGGTCGACGGCTTCATCGCGAAGTCCCTCGCCTAAGCAAGCGCAACCCGCCGTGCCCCGTTGGACACCAGAGCCGAAGTGGAAAGGACAGGACGCCTTCATAATTGGGGGCGGTCCTTCACTTCGCGAGTTCAACTGGGCACGGCTTCACGCTAAGAACACCATCGGGTGCAACACGGCGTTCACCCTTGGTCCGAGAGTCTGCAAGGTCTGTTTCTTTTCAGACATCTCGTGGTTCGACCGATACGGCCTGGAGCTTGAAGGTTTTGCAGGTCCCGTCGTCACTCACTCCCCTGAGCTTGCCTGCGCGGGGGAGCACGAGTGGGTCCGGCAAGTTCCCCGCGAGGACTTCGGGCTGCACCTGAACGCACTTGGTTACGGAGGTAACAGTGGCTGCGGTGCGATTAACTTGGCGCTCCTGATGGGAGCCCAGCGCGTGTTTCTCCTTGGATTCGATTGCCAGCTACCCGCCGACCGCCGCCCCAACTGGCATGACAGGGTTCACGACGTTCCAAGCGACGACGTCTACACACGGTTCTACGAGGGCTTCACCCGCCTAGCCCAAGACCTCCCCCGCGTGTTCCCGGGGCGTCAGGTCATTAACCTCACGGAAGGCTCGCGCCTGACACAGTTTCCGCAACTCCCACTTGACTCCATCCTTCTATGAGAACCAACGACGCCAAAGTGTCGGCCGTAATTGAGGTCGACCCGACCATTGCGCTCGCCCCCTTCATCGCCGCCGCCAACGAACTCGTCACAGAGCTTTGCGGCTCGATTGGTTACAGCGACGTCCGGCTTGAGCAGATTGAGACTTGGCTCGCCGCTCACTTCTACGCCATCCGCGACCCACGCGTCTCGAGCGAGTCTGCCGGTGGCGTGAGCGCCTCTTACATGAACTCCGTTGGGCTCTACCTCACGCAGACCCCTTACGGTCAGCAGGCCATGATGCTCGACACTAAGGGAGGGCTCGCATCGGTGAACCGGATGCCGGAGACGGCAACCAAGAAGAAGACAGGCGTGTTCTTCGTTGGAGGGTCTTGCTGATGAGCCTCATCACCCGAATGCGCAAGCAGAAGGCCGTCTACTGGGCCCGCAACGGAGTCGACGCGGAAGGACGACCCACCTACGCAGCGCCCGCCGAGATTGCTTGCCGGTGGGAGGACACGCAGGAGGACTTCGTCACCGCTGACGGCAAGACACTCCGCTCCACCGCCGTCGTCTATCCCGAGAACATCGCGCGCGACGGCGACCTCTATAGCCTTGGGACAGTTGCGGGGACCAACGCGGACCCGTTCCAGGTTCCAGGGGCCTTGGAGGTCCGCCGGTTTGCCCGCATCCCCAACTTGAAAGCGAAGGAGTTCCTGCACGTTGCCCACCTAGGAGGACGAGCCCAATGATTATGACGCAGATAACGGGCTTGCGTCAGTTTGGGGCGAACCTTCGACGCAAGGAGGTCCAGATGGGTGCCGCTCTGCAACGGGGGCTTGTGCGGGCAGGCCTTCAGCTCCAGCGTTTGAGCCAGCGCAGGGCTCCCGTCGACACAGGTGACATGCGCAACTCCGCCTTCACCCGAATCGAGGACGGGACCTCGGGGGCCAAGACCGTCGTGCGGGTTGGCTATACCCAGTCCTACGCAATCTACGTGCACGAGAACCTGGAGGCGCGTCACAAGCCGGGCAAGACCGCCAAGTTCCTTGAATACGCGCTGCGCGATAATCAAAAGCTGCTCCTGAGCATCGTGCTCGCCGAAGTCCAATCCGCCAAATGAAAAACACCAACGCCGAGGTTCTAAGAGCCCTTCTCATTTCGCACGACCTACTGTCGGACCACGAAGGTCCGCAAGTGGACCCCGAGGCCTACCGCTCCTTCATCGGAAACCTGCCTTCGTTCTCCGCCACCGCTCCTGTCATCCCAGACGAGGCCGTTGCGTTCTACGACTCGGAGGGACGCACCGATGGACGGCTCCAGCGGAGCGGCGAGTATGCGGAGTTCCCAGGAACTCAAATTCGACTTCGCGCAGCATCCTACCGCGCAGGCTGGAAGAAGCTCCACGACATCAAGAAGTGGCTCGACGAGGAGTCCCTAGGAAAAGAAGTGGAACTGGAAGGGACGACTTACCATATCGGAGGTGTTCACAGGACCTCCGGTATTCTGTCGCTTGGGCGGACGGTCGGTTCTCGGACCGCGTATGAATTCACCCTCAACCTAACATCAAACATCAAGGAGATATAAAAACATGAGCAGACTCGACGACGGGTTCTCGACACTAATCAGCTTCAGTGGAGCTCCCTCCATTAAGCTCTACGAAAAAGAAGTCACGCCTCCTGGCGTGCAGGGCGGTGGCGCGACCGAAACGACCACCATGCGTAACGAAACGTGGCGCACGCAGGCCCCCAAGAAGCTCAAGACCCTCTCGGAGGGTGGTGCTTCTTGTGCCTACGACCCCGCCGTCTACACGGACATCGTGGCGCAGATTAACGTGAACCAGGAAATCACCATCACCTTCCCTGATGGTTCGACCCTTGTGTTCTGGGGCTGGCTCGACGGCTTCGTCCCCGCCGCGCTCAAGGAGGGCGAGCAGCCCACAGCCGACGTCACCATCATCCCGAGCAATCAGGATGACACCGGTGACGAAGTCGAGCCTCTGCTCTCCGCCGGAGCCTAAGCCCAGCAACCCAACCCAACCCCGCAACTCTACACATGAAGCCTATCAAGAAATTCAAACTCATCCGCAAGTTCGAGGACATCCAAGTCGAGGGAGCCGATGGTATCGAACAGGCACTTCGGGTCTACGAGATGACCGGCACCCTCCGCGAATCCTACATGGACGACATGCGCAATCGCATGGAGTTCGACAAGGACGGCAAGCCCACCGGCAAGCTCTTGTCCACGGCTGGTATGCAGTCGAAGCTCCTGGAGCTTTGCCTCGTCACCCGCGCTGTGGACGGAACGGAGACCCGCATTCCCTCCGCCACCATTGCCGAATGGCCGGGCGGGGTCGTGCAGGAGATCTTCACACTGGCCCAGTCCATCAACGGGCTCGGGGATGAGCAGGCGAAGACGGAGGAGTCCTTAAAAAACGCCTGACCGGCGAGCGACTGGCGTGGTTCCGCCTTGCCAGTCGCTTGGGCCGGACAGTCCAAGAAACCCTCGAATGCGTAACGAGCACAGAGTTCCTGGAGTGGCAGGCCTTCGAGGCAATCGAGTCCAACCAGTTCCATCGCGAGGACTACTTCCTGGCTCAGATTGCTGCGGAGGTGTGCAGGTCCAGGGTCAAGAACCCCAGCCGAATCAAGGACTCGGACTTCCTCATCAAGTTCCAGACCCGCAAGCCGCGCAAGCTATCGGAGGAGGACCTCAAGAATCGAGTCGAGTCCAGTAAGGCGAAGTGGCTCGGTGCCGTAATGGGGACCAAACCGCGCAAGCCTCCCAAACCCAAGAAGCCCAAAACACAATGACATCCCTCGGAGTAGTTGGAGACCTGATGGTGCGGCTCAGCGCCGACGCCTCCCGCATGAAGGCTGAGTTCAACGCAGCCGAGGCCGGGGCGAAGGCCAGCTTGGCCAGCATCTCCGCCGCCGCCGCCGTGGCAGGAGCCGCCGTCGTGGCGGCCTTTGCCACTGTAGGGGTGGTGGGCGTGCGCGAATACGCCAAGCTGGAGGACTCGATGACCAAGAGCTTGGCCATCATGGGCAACGTGTCGGACGACATGAAGGCCCGCATGGAGGCGAACGTCCGGTCCATGGCGGTGAACGGTGTGACGTCCGCGGACAAGCTGGCAGAGGCCTACTACTTCCTGGCCTCTGCCGGTTTGGACGCAGAGGCCTCTATCAAGGCGCTCCCCGTGGTGAACGACTTCGCCGTTGCCGGTGCGTTCGACCTTGCGCAAGCAACAGAGCTCCTCGCGGACAACGTGAGCGCCCTGGGCTTGGCCTCCAAGGACGCCACGCAATACATGACGAACATGCAACGCGTGTCCGACGTTCTCTCCACGGCTGCAAACGTAGCCAACGCGTCGCAGGAGCAGTTCGCCACCTCGCTGACCACTAAGACCGCCGCCGCGATGCGCTCCTACAAGAAGGATGTCGAGGAGGGCGTCGCCGCCTTGATGGTGCTGGCAGACCAAGGTAAGAAGGCCCAGCAAGCGGGTGAAATCTATTCGTCGTTCCTTGCCCAGCTCCAGCAATCCTCCGTCAAGAACAGCAAGGAGTGGAAGGCAGAGTCCCTCGCGCTCTACGACGTGACGGGTGCGCTGAAGTCCACGGCAGACATCGTCGACATGCTCACGTCGAAGTTCGGCCCCATGACGGACGCCCAGCGCGCAGCCAAGTTCGAGCAGCTCGGTCTGAACGAGATGGTTCTGCAGGGCACCCTCTTGTTCATGGGCCAGGGCGAGAAGCTCCGCGCCTACGAGCAGCGTCTGCGCACGGCTGGTGGTGCTACGAAGGAGGTCGCGGACAAGCAGATGCAGTCCCTCGTCAACCAGTTCCAGGTGTTCAAGAACAACATCACCGAGCTCTCGATTACGATTGGAGCCGCGCTGGCACCCGCCATCCGCGACATGAACACCGCGTTCAAGGCCGCCTCGGCGGATAGCGAGGGGTTCCGCGACGCCATGGACTCCATCGCCAGCGTCGTGTATACCGCGTTTGCCAGCGTCTACAACGTCAGCGTCATGCTCATTAAGGGCTGGGGCCTTGTGATGGCGGTTGGGCAGAGCATCATGGTCACAGCGTTTGGGGCGATTCGTCTGGTTATTGCGACGGTGGAGACAGCGTTCCTAGGCATCGGCTACGTGGTCGGCATGGTTGTGAACGGAGTGATTGCGGGCTGGCGTGCGTTCACGAGCTTCTTCTACCGCAGTGCCACCAAGATTACGCTGTCGCTGCAAGAGTTCCAGATGAAGCTCTGGGAGGTCCACAACCTGTTCCAGAAGGGGTTCCACTCCGAGGATGCGTTTGCAGGTCTGCGCAAGAGCATTGAGCAGAGCCGCGCTGAGCTCGCCAAGTTGGAGAAGGAGCGTCAGGACTACCTCAACGGTGGCGGGGTGAACGCCGAGAACACAGGGGTCAACAAGATGATGACCTTCATCGAGGGTCGCTTCAAAGCGAACGACGCCCTTGCCGGTAGTATGCTCGGACATGCCGGATACGAAGAGGACGCCTACTCCAAGGCCAACCGGCAAATCTGGGAAGGAATCTGGGGCGGCATCGACAAGGGCCTGGGCCTGATGGACTGGACTCGCCCAATGGCCAAGCAGGTTGTAAAGGCCGCTCCTGTGGTCGCCGACACGCTGACCGACGCCATCAACAAGGAGCTCACCGACTTCTTCGGCAGTCTGCGTGCACCGACCCCCTCCTCCTACACCAATCCGTTGAAGACGTCGCTGGACTCCGCGCTGGGTGCTGGCGAAGACAACGGGCGCACCAACTTCAGCCGGACCGGTTTGGACGTTGGTGGGCGCGAGTCGCTGGACCTCCAGCGCCGACACGTCGAAATCCTGGTGGAGGTCCGAGAACTCATTCGCCGGATGGCCAACTCCCCCTCCGGCACCACCGCGTAACACATCACCACTATGCCCTACAACGCTTCAGTAATGGCACCTCTATTGAGGCCGGGATTTCCGACCTCGTCTGAAACACCTGGACGCTCCGAGTGGACCTACATCTACCGGGGCCCCACTGCTCTCCTCAACGTCAACAAACCGAAGGGCGGCGAGGAGTGGGTCGGAGGGTCAGTTGCGCGTGCCAGCGTCACACCGGTCGACGGCATGGACGTCGGGCGCTCCACGCTGGACCCGCTTCACCTCTCGGACTTGGAGGTCGTGGTCCAAATCTCCACCAACGGTTCCACGACGCTCGTTACGCGTGCGGAGCGCATCACCTATGGGCTGCGGTGGGTGGCGGTGGAGCTGGAGTTGGAGACACACAAGAAGTTCCGCACCGGAGGGGCCTGGGCACTGACCAAGAAGGACCTTCTGGCGATTGCAGGCTGGCGGGCAGAGACCGACATCTACCTCAAGACCTACTACAAGTTCGTGCCCCGTGACGGCGACGGCAACCCGACCCACGCCGTCGTGACCATCAACCCGGCCTCAAACGCCTACAAGTTCATCCTGCTATTGCAGCGCGGGCACGACAGGTGGGAGTGTCACGTTCCGGTCTGGACCCGCAAGACAACCTACCGCGGCTCGCTGCCCCCCGAGACCGACGACCTTGGCTTGAAGGAGACTCCTCCTGGGCCGATGCGTGCAGCCCTGAAGGCGGCGTATCAATGGCGCAAGTCCGCGGACGACTGCACCAACACGCAGGACACCAATCGGTGGGACCGAGAGGAGGCGTGGCAGGGCGCGAACAAGGTCTACATCGACAAGGACGAGATTTACCTGGATGACGAGGAGTTTCCCGACGGGGAGTAAGCCTCCGTCGCTGCCCTTACAAGCCCTGCAACCCGCCAACCCTCAGCAAGGACCCGCCCAACATGCCAAACACGCCAAAAACGGGAGGCCATCACGTCGCGCCCAGTCCAATATCGGCAACCGACGTCAACTCGGACCGCGCTGCCTTGCGCGCAGTCACACCGCAGGGGAGCCCCGGCGTGATGGTTCGCCAGCGCACGACCGGCTTCTCCCTCACCGTTCCAAAGCAGACACCCGTCATCCGGCGCGTTCGCCCGAGCGGACCGCTCACCCTGACAACCTCCCGACCGATTGGATACGACCCGGGCGAATCCCCGCCCGCTGGAGTCCCCGTCTTTGTGACGTGGGGGACGGTTGGCGGGTTGTTCTCGGACGACGCCCTGTTCACCACCCCCATCGGATACGTTACGGCGGCGGGCACCCGTTACGTTTGGGCGAAGGTGGGGTTGAGTAGCACGGCGGTTCTGGCGGCGACATCGCTTGCATTCGTAACCAGCACGTCGCCGACGGGGTTCGCGACGGCAAACTTCGCTGAGGACGGGACCCCACCAGAGTTCATGTATATCCCCCTCGGACGAATCGTATCGCTTGGCTCCGGAGATGACGTCGTCGTGACACTTAACTCCGCCGGTTCGGGAAGCATCGTGGTCGCCATGCACATCGCAAACGTGACCACCACGGAAGGCGGAGTCATCAACGCCCTGACCCGCCACCTGACCTACTGGCGCACGAACAATGCCTAACGCTCCAATCGACCTCGCCCCCGCTTTCGCGCAGCCCCGACTCGACAACGTCCACCGCCTCGCCAGCTTCAACAGCTACTCGCCTCAGCGGCCAGCGCCCTCCAAGGAAGCCACTGAGCAGAAGTTCCGCTCGCTGAGCTCCAGCGTTGCCGTTCAGATTCAGCGCGCTGCCTTCATGGCGTTCGGCGTCGAGCCGTTCGTGCAGGGCTCGGGCACCGTCGGGGGAGGCTGGCGACCTCCAATCCCCTACGACCTGTCGCTCTACAAAACTAGGACGGGGGCGGGGACCTTCCGGCGGGTCCAGGATGGAGTTCTGGCCAACTGGACGCTTGGAGGTGCCGCCATCCATCCAGGATACGCACTGGCATCCGGCACGTGGGCGCCCGGGGCCCTACCCAACGTGGACTCTTACATGGAGTATAGTTCGGAGGACAGCATCGACTTCGTAGAGGCGTGCGACCTCGCAAACTACGAGACCGTCACCGGCCCCTACACCGGCCTCATCCTGCCGACGAACTACGCATGGCTTGGGCCTAACTCCTGGTGGACCTACTCGGACTCCACCCACGCAGGCATCAACCCCGACTACGAGCCCTACGACGGAACTGACTTCGTGTGCCTGTCTGCCAGCGACGCGACGGTGGTGCTGTCGAGCCCGTGCACCTGGGCAGACGTCGAGACAGCCTCCGCCGGAGTTCTCACACTTGGATACGGCACCTACGACTACGGGGAGTTCCCGTATGCGGTCGCATACAACTCGGGCGACGGGGACTCCGACGGCACCAAACACATGCGCCTTGTCCGCGGACGATACAGGTTCTCGTCCGTCGCGTATCGGCGTCGTGTCACCTGGAAAGAGGTCACCCGAAGAAACAACGCAGGCACCTCGGCTGTCGCCTATCAGGGAGGTCTCATTCCACAGCTCACGGCAAGCAAGGTTTCCACGGCACTAAGCGGTGCCCTGGCCCTGCCGTATTTCGATGAGTTTGGTGCCTGGGCACCCGACGACCTGCAATGGGAGCAGGCGGGCTACAAACAGCACGTGTGGGCATACCCCGACGAGGCGGGTGCCGCGCTCATCCTGTTTGGCGTCGACTCCACCAACCCTGTTTCCGATTGGCCGTGGGAGTCGGTTGTCCGGACGTTTGCCACCCGTGCTCGCATCAAGGTGGAGTCCGAACTGTCGGACCTGTCTGTCCGCCTGACGGTCCAGACTGGATACGACGAAGAGGGCCCAACCTACACGACTGTGGATTCGCCGGTTGTGGACGGATGGAGTGGCGAGGTGGACTTCGTGGCGGAGGAGGAGCCAAGCAACGAATACTTCAACGTGCTTACTGGGGTCCAAGTTCTGCTCGACGGCGAGCCCGTCGTAGTGCCGACACGCGTCACCTACAAGTCCAGGAGGGTGCTCCTGATATCCGGGTTTCCATCAATGGACGGAACGTCCACGTTCATGGAGCCGGTCCGGTATGCAACGGAGACCAAGATTTCCGAGTGGGGTATCAACGCCACTACGAGCAACGGTGCCGACTACGCGGCGGGATACCGCTACGAGGTTTCGGTGACTGGAACTGCGCGGCTGGAAACCAAGATGGAATACGACGCTGCTACCGGACGTCCTTCGTGGACGTGGATGGGCGACCAGCCCGGCACCGTGGTGGAGGCGTCAGGCAGCTTCAACGGACTCGCTTGGATGCCGTCCCAGCACGCCACGATATCGGGCTCCCCCACAACCGACACTGGTGTTTTGCGCGAGAAGCTCACCAGCGTCCCAGTCACCGCCAAGTTTACGGAGCCCCTGGACGCCAACTGCCCCTCGACCGGCTGGACAGGAGGCTCCACTTTGCTGAAGGGGGAGGTGCTGTCCTCGGTCAGCAAGAGCGAGATAATCGAAGCTGGTGCCGCCGGTGTCTGGCACGACACAATCTGCTCGGAGCGTGGAGCCGCCGTCTTCCTTGAAGACACTGCTGGATTTCGAATCCCGTAACCCTGTCCAGAATCGACTTTACTGGTCGGGCCCTGCTCCATACAGCGCGGAGTATGAACCTAACCATCAATCTGGATACGCTCGAGGTTACCAGCACGGAGCGCGCCACCAAGGTGTCGCAGCTCACGTTCAAGCGACGCGACGACGCCGAGCTGCGTGTGCTGTTCGTCCGTAACGGGACTCCGGAGCTTCTCCCCGAAGGGCACGAGCTCATCTTCGGTATCAAGCCTGCGTTCGGTTCGCCCGCAGTTGTGTTCACAGACGTCTGGGAGGAGCCCGAAGGAGGGACCGAGGACCCGAACGATTTCGTGTATGTCGCGACACCGAGCTTCAACACGGTTGAGCTCAACGCCCTGTTCACTCCGGCGACAAAGGCAAGCGTCTCGCTCCTTGCTGAGTTCTCGTGGAAGATGCCCGGGGTCCGCTCAACCCCGACACTGAAGGCTTTGGTCTCCAACGACCTCCTTCAAAACGGCGAAGGCCCGCCAACGGAAGCGGCTCCCCCATACCCCATCCTCCCAACCGCCGACACCGTGCTTGCTGGGGCAAACGACGGGCTCAGCTGGATTAAGCTGACGTTCGCAAACCTGTGGGCGAAGTTCATCGCCAACGACGCCCTGTGGTTCCCCGCCGCCCGCATAAGTCGGGAGACCTACTGGCTGAACTCCCTCGGTGAGGACGTCGGGCTGGACTACGCCAACGGCCCGTATCAGTATGGCTACATCAACGGCGACTGGACTCCCTCGGGCATCGTCGGCGGCGAGAAGGGGGACATCTTAGAGTTGGAAATCAACTGGTCCAGTGGCGCTCACCTGATGGACCTCTCCAACATCCGGCTCACCGATGCGCAGGCGGCGACGATGCCTGTGACCGTTGAGCCCTACCGCTGCTTCCTTTTAACCTTCCGTCATATGGGTGGCGGTTGGTGCCTCACCGGAGTCACCGGCTCCTATACTGAATCCGAGGATTAATCTCATGACACCACTATCCAAACTAGCCAAGGCGACAGCGTCGGCCGTAGGGCTCGACAACGCGATACTGAAAACCGCGAGCTTCGTGGCCGAGCTCGGCAAACACTACGCGGTCGACACGAACAACGCCGTCGTTACTCCAGAAGTTCTGCCCACCTTCGAAGTTGCGGGCATCCGGTTTACCGGACTCACCTGGAACTCCCCAGTAGTAGTGAGCCTGACCTTCTACGAGGGCTACGGGGAGAGCGGGTATTACAGTGACGGCGACAACCTCTACCTCTACGGGGAGGATGCCCGCTCGCTCACGGACATCGTGACCAACGCCAACGACTCCGGACTTGTAACAGCGGAGCTGATAGTGCCGGGCACGGGGGCGGACCCCATCGGTAACGTGGAAGGAAGCTCTGGTCTGGAGGGAGGAGCACAAGAGTCGACGGCCTACACCGACTTCGTTGTAGCGTTGCCCGCTCCCACTGGCTCCAATGCCCAGATCGAGTTCAGCGACTCTTCCGGCTCCTGGGGAGACAACCCTCTTCGACTGGACGCCGACGGATACAAAGTGAATGGGATCGATACAGTCATTAAGCTCGTTAAGACCCCGGCCCTTCTAATCACCCTTGTTGACGTTGGGGGCGGCCAAGGCTGGCGAATCTACTCGGGAGCGAGTGTGCCCGACAACGTAACGAAGCCCGCACTGACCGGTGCCGCCACCGAGTATTCCACGGTCTCGTGTTCGCGGGGTGTTTGGACCAACGCAGCAAGTGACTTCGCACACCAATGGCAAATCTCAGACGACGGATCTTCCGGATGGTCCGACATCGAAGACGCCACATCCACCACCTACACAATTCTGACCGCGCAGATTGGTAAGTTCCTTAGATGCGGTGTCGTGGCAACCAACGCAAGCGGCGACAGCGAGCCCGCCTACTCCTTACCCACGGAAGCCATCACGGAGATGACTTTGCTGACGAATCTTCTAGCCCATTGGAAGTTTGATGAAGTTAGTGGAACACGGTTCGACTCTCACGGGACGGCACACTTATCGGATAACAATGCCGTCGGCTCTGCTTCTGGTGTTTTGGGCAACTGCGCGGACTTTAGTTACGGCTCCTATCTCAGTGCAGTATCCTCGCTCCCACAACTTACTGGAAGGGCCGCATCATACGCTTTCTGGTTTAAGACCAAGAATGACATGACAGGGGGCTATCCTGATTTCTGCTTGTTTGCCGATTTCAGGGATGCGGGGGACGTGCTGCATCCGGTGGTCGGTTTCATCGCGGCGGGCGGCGGGCGACCTTACGGCTCCATCCTTTTTAACTTCGCCTACTCCGGTGGCTACGTTGGCGCAGTCTCCGTCAACGGGTATGCCGACCTAGAGTGGCACCTCGCGGTCATTACCTGCGATGGCACTGAGTTGAAGCTATACGTCGATGGAGCGGAAGCCGACATAATGGAAGACGCGGGAGTTCCTATCGACCCCACGACCATCACAGGAGACTTTCCAATAATCGAACGACACAACGTAAACGGATACGCTGATGGTTGGGCATCCGGTGAAATCTACTTTGAAAGCATGTCCCTTTGGAACCGCGCACTGGCACCCGCTGAAATTACGAAGCTCTACAACGGTGGTGACGGACTCGACTACGAAAACTTTTAACCATCCATCATGAACTACGCATCTGCACAGGCTCTAGCCGATACAACTCTCGCCGCCATCCGTCAGTCCGACGAGCACGGCAAGGACACCCCCGACGCCATCACCACGGTCTACCGGACCGTCTACAACGGCCCCAAGGGAAAGGGTTGGGAGGTCCGCGTGAAGCTCAAGGGCAAGGTCCGCGACATCACCATCGTCCGCCACGTGGGCGGGGAGAGTCAGCGTAACATTCCCGACCGCCCGTTCGCGGACATCAAAGCCCAGGCGATTCGCACCCTCGCCGCGGAGCCCTTCCGCCAACTCACGCTCACCCGCGTCAAGGCCGCTACCACGATAGACGAACTCCTGTTCGACGCGGGGCAGGACGTTGAGGAGCAGATGGATGCCTTGCGTCTGCGGTGCGCAGACCACAGCCAGAAGCGCCTCGACGCGTTTGCCTCCTCCCTTGGCTACGACAACATCACCACCCTCCGCTCTGCCGCGCTCTCGTCAGTCCCCCGCTTCCATGCCGAAGGCCATGCCGGCCAAGCGGCGTGGGACGCTGAATGGTCTGCCGCGCAGGCGTTCATCGTTGCGGTGCAGGCCGGGCAGGTAAACCCGACCTTCGAGAACTACGTCACCGCCATGCCCGCCAGCTTCACTCCCCCTGACTACAACGCCGTATGATTCTCGCAAACTTCGACTCCCTCGTAGGGTCTGGCTCCGCCATCATCCTAGCCATCCTCATGCTCGCCCTAATCTGGCACGTGATGACTCTGGACGACAAACTGTTCCACGCAACCCGCCGAGCCGAGAACGCGGAAAAGGCCTGCGAAGAGCTGCGCAAGTCCCTGATGAGGGGTTCCGCAGTTGTTACGGCACCCCGCTCCAGCACCAACCCGCGGGCGGACAGGCGTCTTGAAATCGCCGCCATCGCCGGACGCTACGCCGCCTTCACTGACTCCGTTCTACCCTCTGCCTACGACCTCTACGACAAGGCCGTCGAACGCGGTGAAATCAAACCCCTTCCAACCATCCCACAATGAAAAACCGCATCGCCCTGCTCCTCCTGGTGGTCCTAGCACTAGTCCTCGCCGCCTGCACCACGTCAACCCGCGAAGTCACAACCTACCCGGATAGACCATCGGCGGAGAGCAGTGCCCTATCGCGCATCCTGGCCTCCATCGACCAAGCCCTGACCGACTTGCTTGGCGTCCCCACCACGCCGCCTGTCTCCGCCGCACGGCTCAACCTGCGCGTAGCCCGCGCCGGGCTACCCACGCCCGCAAACCCCGCTCACGTTAAAGAAGCCAAGGAGCGCTCCGCGCTGGTGCTGGCGGGCAAGGAAAGCGAGGCTGAGAAGCAGGCGTCCGCCGCTGAAGCCCAGGTCGTGGCGGATTTGCAGGCGGCGCGAGCTGAAAGGGACAAGGCCAAGCAGGAACTCCAGAACGAGCGGGAGCGGAACGCGAAAGCTCTGCAGGACGCAAAGGACGAGGCCGCCGGTTCCGTCTGGAAGACGATTCGGTTCTGGGGTGCCGCGGTGCTCTACTTTGTCGCCATCGCCGCCCTCGTGCTCGCCGTGCTTCGCCTCAAGTCTGCAATCGCCACGGGAGTGGATATCATTGCAGGCATGAAGTCGACCGGAACCCTGCTCACCCTCTCCGCCACCTGCTTTAGTGTCGCGAGGTTTATGGCATCCGATTGGTTCTGGTATGGCTGCGGTGGCGTGATTGCCTTGTTCCTGGGCTACCTGGGCTACCTGGCACACGTTGAGCGCAAGGGCGATGCCGCGCTGAAGGTGCTGACACCCATTCGCCGCGCCCTGGACCACGCCTACGATGAAGCCACGCCGGAGATTCAGAAGGACATGCAAGCCCGCGTGTTTAACCCCATTGCCGAGCAGATGAAGGCCGTGAAGGCCCCCAGAAGTTTCCTGCACCTCAACCGTGCAGCCGACAAAGCCAAGACCTGATACCAATCCTACCATGTCCGCCGCCTCCATTAACCAGAACACGAAGGTCAAACTTCCCCTGCCCGCCGTCGGGGCCATCGCCTTGTCGCTTATCGCGTCAGGTGGCTCCATTGCGGTGGCCAAATACCGCATCGACGACGCGGTCACCCGCTTGGAGGTTGTGGAGGCGGCACGAGCAGCGGACCGAGAACTCTTGGTTCGCATTGACGAGCGGACAGCCGAAACGAAGCGCATCCTTCTCAAGTGGGAGGAGAAAAACTCGCGGCCCTAGCCCGGCCGCTGCCCTTACAGCCACGCAACTGGACCAAGACCGGTCCTAGGCTGCAAAAACAATTCCCCCGAGGTGTAGAGCCTCGGGGGTGGTTGGTTGGGTCCAGGAGGTTTGCGGGGTGCTCCTCCTGGACCCTTTCGCCGGTTGGCGACGCTTACTTACGAACCCACCAGCTCGGGAACTCGTCGTCCGGAGTGAGGCCGAACTTGAGCCCCAAGTTGTGGAAGAAGGTGTCGACCTGCCCAACGGTCTCAGGCCAGCGCGGGTGATAGTCGTGCCCAGCGAAGATTCCGCCTGCGCGCACCTTAGGCCACCAAGCCCGCAGCGTCGCACCGTTGTCCTGCCCGGTATGCGCGTATCCGTCGATGTAGACGAAGTCGAGGGAGCCGTGCGGGAAGAAGTCCAGGGCGTCGCGAAAGGTTTTGCGCATCACGATGGAGCGCGCACCGTGAGCACCGAGCAGCTTCTTGGCCTGCTCGAACTCCTCGTCGCCATGCCCCCGCTCGTCGTCCGCCCAGGAGTCGATGCTTACTAGGCGAAAGCCGGGGCGAGCGCGCAGCAGGGCGTCGCTGAAGGTGCCCTTGGCGACCCCGAGCTCAACTGCTCTTCCGGTCGTCGGGATTAACTGCGCAAGGGCTACGCGTGTTCGGATTGTCTGTAGGGTTGGTGTCAGGTTTTGCATACTTGGAAATCATCCATGCGTGCCACTCGTCGGGCAGCCCGGAAAGGTCGTAGAGATAGCTGTCGCACTTCCAGCACAGCCACCGCCACTCATACCAAGCAAACCGCCACCCAGACGTTTCGGGGTCTTCATGGACGTCTCCTTCGACGGACATCCGATGGTGGGCGGGGGCGAGTGGTGGCTTCAGCCCGCCGCGAACCCCATACCGCGCCCGGCAGGCGGCACGCAGGAGGTCCAGCCATAAGGACCGGCGGTGCATGTGGCGGTAGAGGACGCTCATGAGCCAGACGTAGAAGGCCCAAACAATCAGGAACGCGTAGTCGTTGGATGTCATAGTTGATGGATGGTGCCGGTTTTGAATTCTGGAACGTGGGTCACCATGATAAATTGAACATCGAGTTCAGCGGAGAGCTTCTCGAGCATGGCGCGGACCCTGGGGCGATACTCCTCGCTCACGAACTTGAACGGCTCGTCCAGCACGAGAACGCGACGCAGTGGCGGGCGTGCCAGGAG